CGTGATACAGGTAAAAGTTTTTTAGTAAGAGATTTGCTTTATTATCAACAAGATATTCCTATTGGGACAGTTATTTCAGGAACTGAAGAAGGAAATGGTTTCTACGGTAAAATGGTACCAAGATTATTTATACACAATGAATATAATACTGCTATCATAGAAAATATATTAAAAAGACAAAGAACGGTATTAAAACAAATTAAAAAAGAAATGGAAACATACAAACGAACGACAATTGACCCTCGCGCTTTTGTTATTTTGGATGATTGTCTTTACGATAATACGTGGTCTCGTGATAAAATGATGCGTCTATTATTCATGAATGGTCGTCATTGGAAGATTATGTTAGTAATTACTATGCAGTATCCATTGGGTATTCCACCAACACTTCGTACAAATATTGATTATGTTTTTATTTTAAGAGAGAATTATATAGCAAATAGACGTCGTATTTATGATAATTATGCAGGTATGTTTCCAACATTTGAGTCTTTTTGTCAGGTTATGGATCAATGCACAGAAAATTATGAATGTTTAGTGATAAATAATAATGTAAAATCAAATAAATTGCAAGACCAAGTATTTTGGTATAAAGCAGAAAATCATAACGACTTTAGGTTGGGTTCAAAAGAATTTTGGGAATTGTCTAAAAATTATAATTCAGATGACGAAGAAGAAAAATATGACCCAAATGCTAATAAAAAAAAAGGAAGTGGGCAAAAAATTAGTGTAAAAAAAAGTAAATGGTAATTAGTTTTGCCAATTGGCAAAGCAAAGGCTTGAAAAGTTCGCACATTTCAACACAAAATACCCAATAAAAATTACTATCAAATTACAACTAATATATTTATTGTAATCACAACAAATATATACAAATCTACATAACTAAATAATTATAATTTTTTGGTCCTGAAACTTCGGTAGTAAAAAATGTGTTAGAATAAAAAAGTTTTCACAGAATATGAAGATACATATAATGAAAAACAACAAGTAACTTTTCTTACAGAAAAACGCACAATATTAACAAGCCAAATCAACAAAACAATTACTTATATTACTAAATCCTGGTCGTTGTCTGCCAATTCTATCTTTAAAACAGTACCAATTATCCGTTTTTTGAAGTGTTTTCCAAAAAATATCTATTGAAAAATTTCCATGTGAAAATTTTCCATTCTCACTAAATAATGCTATTCCATCTTTAAAATTATTGAGAAGTTTATTATAATATTTATTATTTACAAGGTAACCAGATGTAGTCTGTGCATCAGTAACTTTATACAAAAAATCATATTCAGTTTCCTGAAATTCTTTTAAATTATAAGAAAACATACAAACATCATAATCAATTTTTGTATCAAAAAACATTTGTAATTTTCTCTCAAGTTCTTCTTTTGAAACTAAAAATTGAAAATCATCTTCCAAAATTAAAATATTATCAAATTTATTATCTTCAGCATATTGAATAACATTGTAATGAGAATAAGAACATCCAATAGAACCCCAATAAGGTATATCAGTTGCTTTAAATCGTTCAAAACAAAGATTCATATGTATTAATTCATTTTCAATTTCTATTTTTCGGTCAACACGACTATCAAGATTAATATACATAATTTTATCTATATTATTTGACATATATTTATAAGTTAATAAACATTTATTTATATTGTTATAAAAATAAATAAATTAACAATTATAATCAACGTAACGTTTTTCAATATTACTATAACTAGAACGTTGTATTCCAATTCTATCTTTAAAACAGTACCAATTATCCATTTTTTGAAGAAACTTCCAAGTTTGATCAATAGCATACTTTGATTCAATTTTTGTTTCTTCTAAATTAATAATACTTTTTTCCAATAAATCAATAAATTTATTATAACATCTGTTATTAACAATATATCCTGATGTTGTTTGTGCATCTCTAACTCTTAATAAGAAATCAAAATTAGTAGGTTCAGATTGAAATAAATTATATGATAAAAGACAACAATCAAACAAAATATTTTCGTCAAAAAACCTTGTTAAATTTTTTTGAAATTTTTCTTTGGAAATAACAAATTTAAAATCATCTTCAAATATCAAAATATTTTCATAATTTCTCTCTCTAGCAATTTTTAATATATCTAAATGAGATTTAGAACAACCTAAAGCACCAAAATCAGGTATATAATATGCTTCAAATCTTTCATAATTTAATCCATAATTATTTAATTCATTTTCAATCAAAAATTTCCTATCTGTTCTACAAGAAAGATTAATATAAAAAGTCATATCAATTTTATTTGTCATACAAATTATAAATTTTATCTATATTTTTAAATTTAACAATTTAACTCATAAAGAGGATTATATTCCTGCGTATAAGCAGATATATTTTGTTACTATAATTTATAAAAAAGTAGTATATTCGTTGGAATATCAATAAATATGGTCAGTCGTGAAAAAATTAATTAGTATTCTTTTTGGCAAATGGTCCGCTAATTAACTCACTTTGTCCATTATCACTTTTACCAGTAATAATATTTTCACCTTCAAAAAGTTCCATACGAATATCAGAAGTAGATACACATTCTTTGTCTTGAAGTGCTATTTCTTGAGTATTTTTATTATTAATACCAATTAAATTACCTTCTTCATCAATAGTTTGTGTCAAAACATTACCACTTTTTTCTGCATTTTTAATATTCTCTTCAATAGCCTTTTGTTTAGTTTCTTTAACTCTTTGTTCAAAACTTTTTTTAGCTTGTTCTTCATTCTTTTGTTTTTCATGCATTAATTGGTTTAATTCTTCTTCTAAATACTCAACTCTTCCAGTTTTGTATGCTTCTGGGTCCCAAGGCATCCATAAACCAACTGGACCCATAAACACATCATGATTTGGGTCAAGTTCTCTTAATAATTTACATCTAATTTCTGCTTCTTCAATAGTAGGATAACTACCTCTAATTTTAATTCCACGAGTGCTTGTTTGAAAATTATTATTAACTCCAAATAATTTATCAAGTTCCTCTTCATTATTATCCATAAAAGTTTTATACTCATCTTCAATAGTAATTTTAGCCAAATTTTCTTTTTCTTCTTTTACAAAGTCCTTAAAATCATTACTGACATCATCAAATGATATGTTATATTTATAAGAAATAAAATTTAAAAATTGAACAAATTTTTCCATAGATTTATTAAAATCCCATTTCTTTAGGAATTGTTCAAACATAAACATTTGTTTTTGTTTAATAATATTTTCAGGAGAAACAAATGATACACAAACATATTTTTGTCCTGCGATTGGTTTGTCTTCTTCTAACAAATCAACATATTTAGGATTTATTTTACCATTATTTGTTTTTCTTTCAAAACCAAGTTTTTTAGAGATTATTTTTTGAGAATGTTCCATTTATTTAGTTATATTATTTATTTTTAAGTTTTTTATCGCAAATATATTTTTTTTTCTTATTATTTATTATAATGACAAGTCTTGTTAATGTTGGCGAACTAGTTAAAAGGATTATTAAATATTTAGTTGAAGGTTTAATGGTTGCTATCGCAGCTTATGCCATTCCTAAAAGATCTTTAAATATAGAAGAGATTGTATTAATTGCTTTAACAGCAGCTGCTACTTTCAGCATTCTTGATACTTATGTCCCTAGTATGGGTGTAACTGCTCGTTCAGGAGCTGGTTTTGGTATTGGAGCCAATCTTGTTCATTTTCCTGGCGGATTTTAAACTTTTTACAAAACATTTCATTAACATTTAGGCATTTGAAATGTAAAATAAATGTAACAAGTAATTGATAGATAATTATAATAATATATTAAATCTAGTAATATATTATTAATGGCAAAAACAAAAACACATTACAAAAGATATGGTAAAATATATAAAGGTGGCAATCATTTAACTTCAATGAGTTCAAATAATTTATTAAAATTATATGATGACGAAAATGAAATTAATCAAAGTTATATTTATATGAATTTACTTAAAAATGATGATAAAAATGATGATGAAAATGATAATGAAAATGATTATGAAAATGATTATGAAAATGAT